CTAAGATAGGCATCACGGGCAGCGTCGTCATCTCTAACTCACCCAGCGCACAGTTTCCGAGACTCGGCTCAGATACAGTTTTCTTCGTGTCGGGTTCAGAATCTTCAAAGTCGGTCTTTGGTGGGGCAGCTAAAATTTCTGGCTCGCTTGCAACGGATGGCAACGTCACGCTTGGCGATTCATCTAGCGACACACTTATAGTTGCAGGAATTTCAGCTTTTCAGATGCCTGCAACATTTGGTGCAGGTCTCAGCGGTTCTCTCACGAATCTTTCTGATGGGACTTCTTATCTGATCGCAGGCAGCAATGTCTCTATATCTTCTGCCTCGAACGGTGCTATCACGATATCGTCTACTGCGTCAGGGGGTGGTGGAAGCGGTGACATCACTGCTGTAATTGCAGGAACTGGCCTCACAGGTGGCGCAGCATCTGGAGATGCTACCTTATCTATTGACGATTCGATCGTTGCGACGGTCAGCGGCACTACATTTACTGGTAACGTTGGTATTAGAAACACCGGTACACAAAACTCGCCTCTACACGTGTCCGGTTCAGTAGATGCAACCACGTACCCAACGTTAGAAGTTGAAGGGGCGTGGATTCGAGTAGGAGATATTCTTAATTCGAAGACAATTACAAATGGAACAGGAATAAAATTGGGGGACACCAACGTTGTGCACTGGAGTATAGGGCAAATTGGCGGCGCATTTAAGATTGCTAACACTAGCTCCGACGGCTACAGATTATTTACGTCTGATCAAACAGACGTCTTTAGTGCAGCGGGCGGCGGCCCAGTTTCACTCTCTGCGGGATCTTCAAATCTCATCTTGACAGGATCCCCAGGTAGCAATTACACAGTAGGCGCGTCGAACGGAACAGGCACAATAACTATAGGTCAGTCAACTGCATCTAATACGATCAGCATAGGAGCTGGTACGACCGCGTCGGGAGCTACGCAGACAGTCAACATAGCAACATCGGCTACAGGTACTGGGAAAGCGCTCGTGAGCATTGGAAATGCTATCGGGGCTTCTGGCCTAATCCTGACAGCTGGGACTGCCAATATATCTTTAACCGGTGCCACGACTACGACTTATTCTATTGGATCATCATCCGGCACAGGAACAATCACTGTCGGTCAATCGACAGCAGCAAATACGATTAGCATTGGAAACGCAGGTAATAGTACTCTTAATAATCAAACCATTAACATCGGCGCCGGCGCAGGCAGATCAACGGTCACTATTGGAGCAACAACAGGCGCATCATCTTTAACACTTGACTCTGGTACTGGAGCTATTGCAATTGGAACATCTGCCTCTTCTCGCACTATTAATATAGGGACTTCCATCTCAGCAGCAACACAAGCTATAAATTTAGGAAATAGTGCTGGGTCAACAGTTACAACTATAAATATTGGAAATTATGGAACTGGAGCTGGTACGTGTGTTAGCGCAATTCATGGTGATAATATTAATATTGGAATAAACGGCGCCGGAACAGTAAGTATAGGCAATTCTAGCAATACAGTTGTTCTTGGTACATCCAATGCGTCTTCAAGCGGTAAAGTTGGAATTGGAACAAGCTCTCCAGCTGTTAAATTAGATGTAATTTCAGATCATTCTGCAAATTGGGCTGCTCGTATATTTAATGATGGAAATAATGCAGATAGATATGGATTATATATTCAATCTGGCACTGATGCATCAACTGGTACAAACTATGCTGTAGGTATTCATGATGGAAATGGTGATAATATAGGTTATATAACATTTTCTGGTGCGACAGTTACTTACGGCGCTTTTACAGGCGACCATTATGCAAAGATAATCGACTCTGGCACGGAAAAATTATATGGAACTATTTTAAAAATTGTGAGTGCCTCTACGTCAGCAGCTGGCAGTAAGAAAGTAGAGTACATCGTCGAAAAAACGTCAACCGCTAAAGATCCTGCCGTGTTCGGAGCATATTCAGGTGATTTTTCAAGTGCTCCCGATGAATCTCTAAGAGACTACCACAGTATATTCTGCTTGGGTGACGGTCACATTTTGGTCACGGACCAAGGTGGCAACATTAACATTGGTGACTTTATCTGCTCATCAGACATGCCTGGGCATGGAATGAAGCAAGATGATGACTTGTTGCATAGCTATACCGTAGCAAAAGCAACCGAAGCAGTTGATTTTTCGGCAGTTCCAATTGACCCAGTACGAGGTTATAAATCAGTTCTAATTTGTTGCACATATCACGGAGCATGACGAGCAAAAGAACACTCGACTAAACATATATGCCATTAACACTCAACACACCACAAACCGTCGTTATAGACACAGCCAAAATAACTCAATTTACAGTCACACCTGAGAGTCGTCAAGTTACAATTCACTATTCTTTAGGTTTCATAGATACGTCAGGTAACTTTATTGTGAAAGAAAATAATAAGATAGACTTGGTGGATGTAGAATTTGAGCAAGCGCTATATGATTCAGTGAAAAGCACTCTTTACAGTTTATTAAACTCAAATATCAATCAAGACATCATTTGACAAGTTCAATCTCTTCGTTCCACAGCCAAAAAGAGCACCCAGACTCGAATAGCACTTTATATTTTGACATCCAGCCGGATCTCTCGTGTGCTTCTAACACGATGCCTATACTGCCTTTTTCCAGCTTTAAGATGTCGAGCTTTTGATTGTCGATGTTAAATTGAGACATCGTGTTGTTTCCTCGCTCGACGTTCTTGCTCACGACCACGAGGTCGCCCTTTGCTATGCGCATGATTCTAAAACTTAACTCGTTAGTACATTGTACCTCTCTCTCGCCTACAATAGAACAAGTGAATATCTTTGTTCTCAATCTTGATCCCGATCTGGCGGCGCGGGACCACTGCGATAAACACGTTGTAAAAATGTGTCTAGAAGCCACACAAATGCTGTGCGCTGCTCACCCACCCGGTGATGCTCCGTGGAAGAGAACTCACTACAATCACCCGTGCACTGTGTGGACGAGAAGTTCTGTGGAAAACTATAAGTGGCTGTCAAAGCACGCGCTGTCTCTCTTCGAAGAGTATACAAGACGTTACGGAAGGCGCCACAAGGCTCATGATGCTGCTGTGTGGTGTGCTGAGAATATTCCGAAAAATCTGCCTGTTATTCCCATGACTCCTTTTGCGATAGCTATTAAAGACAAACAGTATCATAGAGGAGACCCTGTGTCGTCGTACCGCGCCTATTACATCGGTGAGAAAGTTCGTTTCGCTCGGTGGCGATTCAGCAAGGCACCTGATTGGTGGGTCACTTCCCAGACATCGACTGCTTGAATGCAGGGCTACCAATTGCGTGATGCTTACCCTCGATCTCGTAGAAGAGGTTGATATTCTTGTCTAAACTCCACTGAACAAGCCAGTTGAGGGTCTTCACATCGAGCTTACCACCGCTTTCAGCGACTTCGTAGTGAGAAAGATCAGCACGAGACGGTAACACAATCTTGCTGATGATCACGCCAATTCTGTCGGGTCTCATCCACGCCGGAAACACTTCAGGTTCAGTCTTCCACGCGCAGTTGTAGACTTTGCACGTATTGGGCCGCGCTTCATAGTCAGTGCACTTGCCGTCAGCCAAGAAGAAACAGGGCTTGCCTGGATGCATCTCGTGTCCGCGAATGTTGGCAGACAACCAGCCTTCACAGCATTTAGTGCACTCTCCGCAAGATCTCTCCTGAATGACGTCCAACCTTGTCATAGTGTTTATGGAATTCAACCAGAATAATTTGTAAAATTAAAATGATAAAATCTACAATTTAATTAGTTATTTAAAGAAACATGTCTGCTACGCTTCTTCGAAAATTCATTAGAGAATCAATAGAAAAAGAAGTCAAGAAAACCCTTAGAAAACTTCGTGTTTTTGACTTTGATGATACGTTAGTGAAGACTTCATCATTGATCCATGTGTCAGACGCTTTAGGTAGACAGTTCGATCTAACACCCGGTGAATACGCCGTGTACGAGCCTAGAATGGGTGATAAGTTTGACTACAGCGACTTTTCTAAGCTCATAAATCCCAAAGAGATCAAGTGGACTGTAAAAATTCTTCGCAATGTTTTGACCGCAGGTGGTGAAGCTGTTATTTTAACGGCGCGAGGGGACGCTGCACCGATACAAGAGTTTCTTAATGATGCCAAACTTCCTGTGTCACAAATAGTTGCACTAGGTAGCTCAGATCCTCAAGCCAAAGCTGATTACATCGAGACTAGGATAAATGAGGGGATTAATATTGTAGAATTTTTTGACGACAGCCAAAAGAATATAGACGCCGTGAGTCGCCTCAAGATCAAATACCCAGACGTTAAAATAATCACACGACACATAACTCATTAATGTCTTTAAGGCAGTCTTCATGCACGTAACCTAAAAATCCATTGTGTGTCAACACAATCGCATAACCCTTAAAATACGGGCTATGAGATATACACAAACACACGTCTCCATCCTCAAGACTGTCTACTATATCCACGTCTGGATTGGGCACGTAAGACATCGACCAGACGTGCGCGTTGCGTCCATCAAAAGTTTTTACGACTAACATGTCTCCTTTGTTAAATTTTTTACATTGAATTTTATTCTTCACAGTTAGCGTTAAAACAAGCCTAAACACTTAGTAGGCTGTATATTTATGTCAAGATTATATTTTTTCTTCAAGGAATTACATGAGACTCACAGCAAAGCAATTAAGAAAATTAATAAGCGAAGCTGCAGCTTCGAACCTTAGTGATGACCACAACTTTGAACACTACGACGAATACCTAGACGACGAAGATGATTCAGAATTTTTTTTGCATGGACATGAAGATGGTCATGCAAACGATGCTGAAGGTTTAATGGCAAAATCTCAGCTGCATAGAGTAAAAGAAATTTCTATCATGCTCTGCGACATGTTAGATAATGATGATCAACTTCCTGCTTGGGTTCAAGCTCACGTCACAACAGCATATGAAAATTTAAATCAGGTTTTATCATATATGGAACCAAAGATGCATATGTATTGTGACGAAGATGATCTTGAAGATGGCTTTGAAGAAGGTTTTGTTGATTACGAAGCAAAAGAAGAAGATCTAGACGAAAGTCTCTGGCGTAACATTCACGCCCGCCGACGCGCAAATAAGCCGCCGCTGAAGCCGGGTCAAAAAGGTTATCCAAAAACATTAAATGTTGGCAAGAAGAAAAAGAAGAAAAAATAAATAAATCTAAAAGATAGGTAAAATTAAATTAGGGCCTCGAAGTTGTTTCGAGGCTTTTTACTTTTCTTTTTTTGACATTATTTTAACCCATATGTCTACCCTTAATGATTTCTACAGCCAATTACTTGCAAAGAGAAGCGATGAACTTAATCAGCACGTCGAAGAGTTAAAGAAGCTCGAAGCCTATGCTGTTTGCGCTAAAGATACGCTGCTGTACATTCAGAGATTCGTCAGCACTCAAAGCGCTGAACTGCAGAATTTGCTATCTTCTGACAAGATCACAAAAGAGTCATGCGATGTGGGACACCAAGTTCTCAACAACGTCATGAGTTCTTTGCGGTCAGTAGAAGAAGAATCGATAAAGAACTATTACGTAAAGTTAGGAGCTGCAGAATTCATCAAGAAAGACATGACTGACATGGTGAATTCTCGGGCTCACGCTCAAGAGGCTGCTCAAGAAGCGCCTGCTTCAACTCCTGAACAGCAGGAATAAATGCAGAAAAGGCGAGGTAAAAAACCTCGCCCCTATTTAAGGGATTAATCTGGGCGGCTTAGATCAGCGCCATGCACCCTTAGCTTCTCCGCCGTCCTGCATCGAGATGGTCAGCTCGGAGGTGTTGAAGTGGAGCTTGCAACCTCGACCGAGGACCCAACCGCGCTTGACTCGAGACGGACCGGGAGCATTGCACTCTCCGTCGGTGAGGATGAGCATGCCGTCCCAGCGGCCGCGGTTCTTGGGATCGTTGACCACTGCAGTGGGAGCATTGAAGTCAGTGCCTCCGGCTCGGAGCCGCTTAGCTGCGACGTTCGAACCGCGTCGCCACTCGTAGACATCTCGAACGTCAGCGTCGCAGTCGAAGGGTAGGACGTCGATGGTGACTTTCTTGGTCAAACTTCCAAGTTCGGCAAAGAACTCGGCAAGCATCTCGTTGTGAACAGAACCCGACTGGTCGATGGCGACGAGAAGCTTTGCTTCGTAGCCACGCTTCGTGCCTGGATGAATGTAAGGGTAGCGTTTGTTGATGCGCTTCATCGTGCTGGTCCGACCTCCTCGAACTAGCTGACCCACAAATTGTCGAAGCACCTTGCGCCAATTGATGACATTTGACACCGACTTTCGGATAGATTCGACCAGCTCACTGGGAATGTTACCCCAGCCGTTAGCTTGAGAATCAGCGGTCTTCACGGCCTTCTCGACGACCGACTTGACCTTTCCTTCCACGTACTCCTTGACCTCGTCGGGAAGCTGGTCCCAGCCTCCATGGTCGTCCATGGAACCGATCGAATCCATCGCATCCTCGAAGTCCGGGTCGTCCTTGGTCTTGTCGTAGATCTTCTCAAAGTACCACTCTGAAGCTTGCATGGGCGGAAGCTCAGCAATGATCTGAGAGAGCTTCATGGAAGCCTTCTCGTCCTCGGACCATTCGCGACCCTCGGGATGCTTGAGAACCTTGCCAGGAACAAGAGCGAAGTCGGGTAGAAGCCGTTCACCTTCCAAGTGGTTCGAGCCGGCGCGATTTGGGTCGAGGATGATGGAATTGATGGCTAGATCAGTAGCAATATTCCACAGCTGCGGAGGAGTGCGCTTGCGACCGTACAGGTGCCCGAACACGAGATGGTAGAACTCGTGGATGAGAACACCCCGAATCTCTCGCGGTGAGAGGCTCGAGAAGAACTGTGGGTTCCAATAGAGCACGAGGTCGTCGCGCTTCTGATCGAAGGCCACAGCCGCCGTGGGCATGTCTTCCGTCGGAATCTTGGTGATGTGTCGAGAGAGCTCCGCGAAGAAGGGGGAGTCCTGCAGGAAAGACACCAGGTGACGGTCCAGGTTGAAATCGGTTTGGCAAGCCTTGAACATATTCATATACTAACACGTCCTCGCGCAATATTGCAAAATTGTTTTTTCTAATGATTGCAATAACTTAGACATCTTTTCTGTCGAGATAATTACGTCCTGCCTGAACGACCTTACTATCAACGTCATTATCACTACGGAACCTGACGAATACCGGGAAACGGACCTTGCCGTCACGAGTGAGTCCATCGTCAGTAAGCGGGTCGGGCTGTCCTTCCACTTCCACAATTTTACCGATGTACATGTCTGGCTCAATTCCAATCTCTGCCTTCAGAACGTCGGTGTAACCGCCGCCCACACGTGTCACCACGCCATTGGGCATCACTACATTGAAACCGCCCCAAAGACCTTCTCGCTTAGAACCCACATTTCCAAGGTAGTGACCCACGATCACACCCTCGTAGGTGGTGACCGGTTTCATCTTGAGAACTGCCTTAGACCGCTTGAACGCATACTTCGCGTTCAGTTCTTTCAACATGATACCTTCGTAACCATCTTCCATAGAATCATTATAGAACTCAAGAAGTTCTTTTAGATTGTTGACAGTCTTGCCGGGGACAGTGACCACGCAGGCATTGTTGACTTGTGAAACAAGTTCATCAGCAAGTTCAATACGATCTTGCAGATCTAACGTAGAATCTTGGTCGCGCCAATCGTCAAACGTCATAGCGTCAAAGACGTGGAGAAACATGCACGAGTCATCTTTGCCACGTTTATAAGACATCGCAACAGAGGCCGTCTCATTCCAGTCTGCACCCATCACTTCGGCATCAAGGACAAAATTGTCCCAAGGTGCTGATTCGATGTAAGACTTGATTCGAGGCAGCGTCTCGAGGACAGAGCCGCTTCGAGTGAACATTGTAACTTCACCGGATTTCTTTACCACAATACAGCGGAGTCCGTCGAGCTTGGGTTCGATTCTAGCCGGATAAGTGATTTCATCTTCGATGATGATTCCCTTGCCTAGTTCGTGCCGAGTCTTCAAAGATTCTGCAAGCTGCACAGAGAAACCGACGATTGTTCCCGGCCACAGCTTGTTTACTGTAGTAGTCGAAACACCACATCGTAGATTCTTGAGTAGAATGCGCTGGCACCACTTCTGCTGCGGTCCTGTCATGTCAGCGAATAGTCGAGCTACAAGGTCCTTCGCTGCGTTGCCGGTCACTTTGCGGGTGGAGAGTTTTTCGTGGATATCCTCTAGGAAATGTTCTAGAACAAGATCGTCGGCGCCATTTCCTTCGGCCTTGGGCATCTTGAACTTACTGATGTAAAAATTTGTGTATGGATCACCAACAATCTTGAAGACCTCACGGAGAAGTTTATTCTTGCCATGGACCTCCAAGATTTCCTCTTTGAAGAGACGTGAATTGTCAGATTCAAGAGCTTCGAGAATATCGATAACTGTCGTCATGTGTCAAATTTAACATGTGACGTCGAGCGATTGCAACTTACTTCTTTTTCTTTTTCTTAGATGAATTCTCTTCGTTTGTGGTATCTGCGCTCGACTCATCTAAGACAGGCTCAGGCAGCTCTGCCAAAGGATCGATCTGCGGCATTTCTACTTCTTTACCAGTTAATTCATTAATGATCTTTGGAGGATCCAGAACGATCAAGCCTTCAGCAGGTGAAGACACTGAAGCGGTACCAGTGTAATCTGCTTCAATTGTGTCAAGAAATTCTCTCTCTTCTGGCGGGATTACTCCCATTGAATTACATCGTGACTTGAGTAGTTCATATGTAACAATTCCAGTTTCTGCTAAGAATCTCTTTAGATCCGATTTTCTTCGCTTAAGAACATTAAGCAACGTGACTTTTGAAATACTTCTTTGATGCAGTCTCATTTTGCGTTAATCTCCGCTTGATTTAGCTTTCTATTTGCTTCAATTTCTTGAAGAATATCACTAATGCCCTCTTGAAATTGAGGATCTTTGATGATTTGATCGAGTCTGTCTTCTGATAGATCAATATTCCAATTCTTGGTGATTGCATGCGCAAATTTTTTCATGACACGCAATACGTAATTTCTTGCTGAAGAATGATTCATTTTGTAGCCGATCGTGGTCATCATGTCAGCGATTTCTCTATAATTAGTTCCATCTTCTGTGACAGTGGCATATTGTGATTTTTCTTTTTTACAATATAATTGATTCAAGTTTAATCTCCGTGATTTTTAAAATAATTTGAAAATCTTGTACGTTGAACGTCACCCAGTCTTGTCATCAACGATTGCATGTAGTCATGTTCAACATCTTTACGCTTTGTCAAGCATTCACGTACACTATCAATTTCTTTTAATTGTTTATTAATTTTATGTTTAAGAATGATTAACAATGTCAGCGTAAGAAAATTTGACACAATTAAAAAAAAGTCTATGTAGCGCATCTATTTACATTTTAGAATTTAAAAGGTTATCTATGTCTGATTCGTTAATTACATAGTCTGTAGTGTCCATGTTCTCGTCAAAAAGACCAAATCTCAATCGCAAAATTGCAGACTCTTTTTCTGACAGCGTCTGAAGAACTTTTTGCACAATACATAAGAGTTCCTTAGAAGAAGTGACGTGAAAAGGATTGACATTTTCATCTTCATCTTTAATCTTTTCGTCTATGGTGCCTGAATCAGGATCAGAAGACAAAGTTTGATTAAGAGATACAGTGTTTCTTCCTGAAGCGATGGTCGCCTTCACAACAGTCTCAGACGCATCGATCAAGTCCAACAATTCATCATTTGAAGGTTCACAGCCCATCATTGAGCGATATTCATCTGCAGCTTGTACGATCTTCTTCTGTACTGATGCAGCATGTGCCGGCAGGCGAATCATTCTTTTTCTTTTAAGTATATGCTGAGAAATGGCCTGCTTAATCCACCAAGTTGCGTAAGTAGAGAACTTAAAACCGCGTTTATAATCAAAGCGATCAATCGCTTTGAGTAAGCCTAAATTACCTTCTTGAATAAGATCTTCAAGAGGAATGTTGTGCCCCTTGTGCTTCTTGGCAATTGATATGACTAGTCGAAGATTACTTTCAATTAGCTTTTTCTTTGCTTTTTTTGCAGACGCAGAATCACCTTCGACATAATCTTTAAAAAGAGTTACGACTTCAGGATGTTTGAGTAGTGAAAAAGATTTTAAGTCTTTAAGATAATCTTGAATGATACTATCCATAAGCTACTTTCAATAATTTAGTTATTTTGATCTGCAGGAGCAGGCACCGCGTGTTGTTGTGTCTCCTCAGCGAGCTCGACGTAGCCGCTAAGTTTCAAATAGCTTGCATGAGCGCACCGACGCTTTTCTCTGATGCTAAGTTCGCGCTGTACGTAGCTGATAGAGTCTTCAACACTACGAGAATCATGATCTTCTCGGAGCGTCATGTCTCTCTCGCGCTGAAGAGAGTCGTGAAGACTTCGAAGCTCCTCATCGGGCGCGTAAGCTAAGCTGTCAGTGTTGAGTTGAAGTTTGTGGCTGTAAAAGTTGTTTTTCTTCTTGTTAGACATGTTTTTTTCTTTAATTAATTACTGTTTTTTGAGGCGTGAACCCCTATAGTTTTATAATTTCTCTACGCGTCAATTTGCATCCATCACAATCATCTCAAATCCTTTTGAGACTTCAGACATAAATCTCACAGATTCAAAGAAATCAAGACAGATAGTATCTTTCTGATCCTCCCTGAATGAAACCTTTAAGTATCCGCGAGATGAAACTGTGACATTAAATTCACCATTTGGTGAAGTGTAGACGTGACGCCAGCGTTCAAGTCGATCAACTAGAGAGATGATATTGTCTTTTTTCATTTGAGAAATTTTGAATAAACCTCGACAAACGGAATGTAATCTGCATCAAAGCCTGCGTGGCATAGCTCATCATACATCTTTTGTCCACCGGCCGGATTCATGGAATGAACTATGATTTTCAGTGCAAGCGGTTCGTCTACCCGATCGACCAGCCATCTTACGACGTCGAGCCCATTGAACTGCACTGCTTTGCCCCAACCATCAACCCTCATGTCAGGATCGCCAATTTCTTCACCCAAGTCGTGGTCAAGATGTACGATATCCCAACCGCCTAGCTTTAGATTCTTAATGCAGTCGCTGTAGCGGTAAGTGTGTGTTATGGGTGCGTATGCTCTATAATAATTGTCAAATGCTTGATGTCGCACAGCGTCATCATCTAATATTAAAATGTTCATCTTCTTGATTCCTTTAAATCTATGACGCCCCACTCATCGGGCGCAAGAGTGTATACGACTCGGGAGACACCCGCCATACGTAATTTGCTTTGACAACTTGAACATGGTCTTGCCATGGCCCACTCGCCATTTTTTCTAATTCGTGCCACCCAGACTTCAGAGCGGGGCGTAAGTTTGCGCGATAGACGCGCTTCAGCATGGTGGCTCAGAGCTACATCGCGTGATGCAACATTTCTTGAGGCAACAAGAACGCCATCATTTCTTAGGCCGACGCAACCAAGAAAGAAAGTCCTAATGTCATTGCCCCTCTCGTCATTTTGCAAAGCCGCGAGCGCTGCCACTCTCAGCATCTTTTTGTCGATAGACATACTGTATTAAGATTTATACAACAACGGGTCGCTGAGTTGCAAAAGAGATATTTATTAGTAATATGAATGATCATCTAAAAATCTCCGCACATGGTCTAGAACACATCACAAAATGGGAAGGATTGGTGCTTAAGCGTTACATCTGCCCGGCCGGCAAGCCCACAATCGGAGTGGGACACGTTATTCTCCCGGGTGAAAATTATCAAGAAATCACAAAAGAACAAGCACTGGTTATTCTCGCAAAAGACGTAGAGCGATTCGAAAGCGCTGTCAAGAAACACATAACTGTGCCCCTCAACCAGAACCAATTCGACGCGCTAGTTAGTTTCATCTTTAACACAGGCGAAGGAGGAATCGTCAACACGGGCGTGCAAAAGGCTGTTAATTCAAGAGATTTTGCTAGCGTTCCTGCGAAGTTAGAAGCGTGGTGCAAGTTTCGCGTCGGTGGTGTCATGAAGGTCAACAAAGGTCTGCTGAGCAGAAGAAAATCAGAATCTCAACTATTCATGAAGACAATCGACGCTGCTAAACCAAACAAGGATGACTCTGTAATATGGGATAAAAATTCGCTTAAAGAAGCACAAGAATATTTAAAAAAGATTTGTCTGTATGATAAGAGCATAGACGGCGTTTGGGGCCCGGGCACTTTAAGTGGTTTGACTCAGTTTGCAAGTCAAAATTGTCTTTCTTTGGGTGATGATCCTAAGACAAAAGTTCCACGTGAAGTGTTTGAACTCTTAAGGACAAAAGCTTCTTAAAGATCGAGGTACTTCTTCTTGATGACCTTGTGCAAGCCTGGATTGACTCGCAGGGCTTCAGGCACGATTCGATGCCTGATCAGGTTGCGCATGAACCGCAGATCACAGTTCGAACCGTCCTCGATCCATCTCAGGTTCTTCCTCTCGCACCAAGAAACAAACTCGGCTTTCGGTGTGATGAGGAACGGATGAACCACATTTCCACTTGTGTATGGAATCAATCGTGATTCACCATGTAGGGACGTGAAGATCCAGGTCTCAACTGCGTCATCTAGGTGATGGGCAGTGATGATAGGCTTGTCGAAGGTGGCGAAGAACTTATGCCGTTCGTTTCGCCAGTATTCTTCTTGCGATTCTTCGG